ATTACAGTTAAAGAAAAAAAGACCAGATTTCTCTGGTCTCTCTCTCATCTTAATGATAAGATTAGTTGTTAGCAACAAGTACTGCAACTGATCCACATACAGTAGCTGTTGGAACATCGTGGAATTTGAATCCAAATCTTTCTGTAGCTCTGAAGTAGAGGGAATCACTAATGAAACCAACTTGATCAGATACTTGAATTCTAAGGTCACGTCTGGATCCCATAATAGCTCCAGTATTCATATTACCAAACAATGCAAGAGCAGTGTCAGCAGCAGGAGTTGAATCTTTTGTTAATACCTGAGTGTAAATAACCGGGTAACCGAACAATGTTGGGTTTGGTCCTGGAGCTGCAGTAAGGTCAAAGAAACCGTTACCACTAAGAGCATCAAGGTCATTACAAACAACCTGTTGGAAGAATGCACGGTTCATATAGAATGCACACTCACCTGGACGATCAGCATATTCAGGAATAGCAGCAGTAAGTTTGCGAAGGTCAGCAAGAGTTGTTAAGTTCCAGTCACCTGTTACGTCAGCAGCAGTGTAAATCCAACCTGCATTAGCTCCACCATTTACAGCAGCAATTGCAGGAACAACACCTGTAATACCACCATAAGTACCAGAACCATCACCTAAGAAGGTAGCAAGGTCTTCATTATATGCCATTACATATGCCATATCTTCTGCAAGAGCTGCTCCGACATCAACAATGCTGTCTTCATTAAGTTCAGAAGATACCTGTGTAAGAATAGCAAGTTTCTTTGCAAGGATTTGAACATTAGCAAAGGTAATTTGTGATGCAGTAATGTTAGCATTCTCAGCTGGCCAGTATGCAGTTGTTGATGCAGTGTTTTTAGGAACATTAAGGTTATCAGAACTCATACCCATAACACGAGCATTCTGTCTCATAACACCATACTTGTCACGAAGGAAAATAACTTCACGAGCAAGAATCTGTGGAACTAAATATCCACCGTCTGCATCTGTAGTTTCGTTCTGACCTTTAGTGTAAAAATCATTTTCAACTAACCACTGATGAGCTTTCTTGTCATTACGACCAACCATCTTAGCCAACTGACCAAAAGCATAACCCATCTTTTCTTTGTCAGCTCTTGTCTCAGGAGAGAAAGACTTAACGTTTTTGTAGGATGAAGATCCTGGAATAATTATATCAGACACTTTTTTCACCTCAGTATTTGCAGTAGGAATTTCAGAAATAGCTTTAAGCATATCAGCTTTCTTAACTAAATCTTCATTCTCAGTTAACATTTTTTGAGCAACTTCGATGTTTCCATCTTCCTGCTCTAAGATTTCAGTAGCCTTGATAGCATTGTCGCTAATCTTGGCTTGGATTTCTTCAAGATTCATATTTTTTTCCTCTATATCTGTGTACTTTAGATATTTTTAAATGATTTAGCTTTTTCAAGTAAGCTTTTTCTCAATTCAGCTTTATCATCATTTGTTTTTATTTGTGGTTCTTGAGATGGCTCAACATCACGATGAGCATTCCAAACCAGATTAGCCAATTGTTTAGATTGACTTCGTGAAAGATTTCCTACATCACGCAGGACTCTTTCAACATCTTTGATAGAATTGATAGATTTCATATCGTACATATGATCACCCATCTTATCTTCCATCATCATTTTGTCTTCTTCCATAATGTCTAATTCTTGTGGAAGTTGATTTTTATTAAATAACTCAAGAGCTATCATATGGAATTTGTTTAAGAGAGCATCAGCATCTTCAGGTTTACCATATTCAGAAATAGCAACTAAACCATCTCTTAATTTATCAGTAAGACATTCCATTGAATCGTAGAACATATCTTCTTGAACACCATCAAATATAGAATCAGCAATAGCCATAGGATCAATATTTAATTTAGTAAGACCTTCTACCATAGCTTCAACTTCTTCGTGATCACTCATATCTTCCATATATTCTTTTACGTTCATTCTATTGCCTCTAATTTTACTTTTAGCTTCAGCCATATTTCTTGATTCTGCTGGTTGAGGTGTTAAAGATGCCTCAGCTAAATTCCATCTTTTAATCTCATATGATTTGCCAACTTTTTCTCTATCAACCATATGACTTGCAGCTCCAGAACTAAAACCTAATTTACCTTTTTTAGCAAGATCATAAATCATCTTTGCATATTCATCTGCTAAATCTAATTGAGCCTCGTACCAAAGACCAAAATCAGTCATTTTGATAGAGCCATAACCAATCTTTTTAGTTTTGACTACTGGATCCATTCCGTGATTGTAATATAAACCTAATTTATGAGCAGATCCATCAGAGAATTCCATACCAAAATCAGTACTCTTGGTAAAATAATCACGCTCAAGGTCAGTATCTTGAGAGTTACCAAAGCGTACAAGATAGCCACTAACCATTCCCCTACCAGTTGCTTTAATCTTTGAGCCTTGAAATACTTTAACACTTTTAATAGGATCAGGTATAACTCTTAATGCATCAGCTCTATGGATAACTGTTTGGTCAGTAAGTACATCATTACCTTGACTATCTCTTTGTAATAATTTGATAACATAAACAGGATCATCTTGTGTACCAGTTAAAGTATAACCAGAGATAGAGCTATTAACTTCTCCATCTGTTCTTATATCGACAACTTTACCTTGAGCTTTACCACCACTGGCATTCCACTCAACGTAATCATCCATTTTTAAATCTTCTGGTTTTGCTTTAAGATTGAACATAAATTTATCCTTAATAAAGTGTATCTGCAATTATTTTACGATATTTAGGATGTATTTTTTTATTATTCATTAACGGTTATAGCGTGATTTATTCTTTTTTCAGCTATTTTTAAATATTCTTCTGATAGTTCAATACCTATAAAAGAGAATCCTTCAAGTACTGCTGCTTTACCAGTAGAACCAGAACCCATAAAAGGATCTAAAATAGTACCATTCTTAGGTGTTACGAGCCTAATAAGATATTTCATAAGCTCAGTAGGTTTAATAGTTGGATGATTGTTATCTTCTTCTCTATCCTTTTTATTTGCTTTTGCTACATAAAAGAACCGAGCTGCAGAACCAGCGTCTCCATATGTTTGACCTAATGGATGATTAACATCAAACTTGCCATATATACCATTAGGAGAACTATCTGTATGTCTATTATGTTCAGGTCCCATTTTCCCACTTTTAGTATGCGGAAAATGTTCTAATACTTCTTCACTTCCATCGTGAATAAAATTAGCTGGCCATCTACCTTCTTCTACTCTACAACCATCAATATTAATAGCTCCAGTACCATATTCTAATACATTATCAGCTACAGTCCCTTTAAATGGTTTTCTTGCTAAAACAATAGGTTCGTGAGCTGGTTTTAATGCAGTACCCCAACCTTGATGATCATTTTTAAGATTATGACTTTTAGGAAATCCAGATCCATATACCCACATAATCTGATCTCTAATAACAAAACCAGCATCTTCAATATTTACTGCCATACGATGATAAGTTCGAGAGCCAGCAAAAGATAATAAATGTCCACCAGGTTTTAATACACGAAGACATTCCTTCCATATATTTACAGAAGGAACATCATAATCCCATTTTTGACCCATAAAACTTAATCCATATGGTGGATCTGTAACAATACTATCAACACTATTGCTTTCTAAATCTTTTAATTTATCTAAACAATCACCAAGAATAAGTTTAACTTCGCTCATTAATCATTTCCCATACCATTTTCAATAAATGATCTAATATTTCTTCATCTGTTTTTTTAGAATACAAATCATATGTATACACTGCAACAATAAAAGTATTAGCTCTATGAACACTAATTAAAAAATCACCACTGACATACTCTAATTTGATCCTAATATCAAACACAGGATTATAATAGTCTTGGTAATCATCTAAAATAGTTTCATACCAAGACGTTATATCTTTGTTTAAAATAAAAGAATCAATTATAGTAAGCATTAGAATCCGTAATGATTAATCAATGGTTTCCTAACGTAGCATTCATATAAGATTCATCAATAATTCTTTTGAGTGTGATGATCTCATTTTTTAGTTCCATCTTTTCTACTACTAACATTTCTATTGATGTATTAAGATGTTCTATTTTATTTTCGAGCTGTTTCTTCTCATCCATTAAATGATTCTCGTGGCGTAAAGCAGAACTATATAACTCATACAGTTTATGATAACCATTCTTCCAGTAATCAACAATATCATTAATCAATTTTATCACCGTGTTCCTCAACAAACTTCTTTTGTTCTGCAGCTTTCATATTTGTAAAGTTATCTAAACTTTTAACCATTGCTCGGCATAAAGATTCAATAGACCTTATTGATGTTCTTTCCTTATCTGCTTCAACAGTAAAAGATGTCTTGTAAGTTGATTTGCCTACCATAGCAAAATAATCAGCAGTTAGGAAAATCTTATTCAATTCTCTGTTAGCGTAGAACGAAAGGTTTTGGAATCCCAAAACCTTTAAGTCTGTTCTACTGTAATATTTTTTAGTTAGCATTTTTCATATCCTTAACTATATCAACCGCATCACAAATAATATCAAAATCATCTTTTGGCATATTGATCAAAATATTAATCCAATGTTGAATCTTTGTTACGTCAGACATTAGTTTCTTCTTCCACATTTTCTAAAACCCAACTAAACCAATCTGCTCCATATTCTGTCAAAGTATAATTCTTATCACAAATAATATACTCTGATTTATCAATATTCTTACCATAATGATTAATAACAAAATGATCTTTAGTTTTTGATATTCCTACAATAAGATTATCATATTCCCACAGCATTTCATCTTTACTCTGATACTTGCCATTTACTTTCTCGTCGTGATATTGATCAAAATCCTCGTACCTAAACCTATATATTGTCATCATTGTTTCTTCCTTACCTTATTATTATACCACAAAAAGTTATAGTGTAAAGCAATAAAAAAGGAGAAATAAATCTCCTCTTTATTATCTGTCTTTCATTATCTTATCACGTTCTCGCTTAGACCATTCATAACCTGCATCCCCTCCCCAGAGTGACCAGGCTATCCTACCATTAGAAGGATATCCATCTTCATTAGGATTAAAACCATCAGCTTGCTTATCAACTTCGTGTCTGCTGAAGAATGCATACATATCTAAAATATCTTCTTCTGATAACTGTTCTCCAGCTGATATTTGTTTAGCTCTATTTATTCCAACATCAGTACCACCACTTCCAAACTCTGCTCTCCAAGCTAAACCTCTTCTTGCTTCTTCTTTCATAGCATTATTAGGCATTGCTTTTATACTTTTAGCATCACCCATTGGATTTACTTGTTGTGTAGGAATAACGGTTGGAGTACCTTCTGGATGATAAACCATTTCATCAGTAGGATCAGTTTCAAAACCAATAAGTCTTTTGGCAGTAGCTCTATCAACAATTCCTGATTTATATAATACTTCTGCTCTCTTAATTAATGCATCTTGGTCTTCTTGTAATGCTAAGATTTTATGAAGATCAAACTTAAAGAAATCACCATCTTTAGTCTCAGGAAACTCTGGAAGTAATGATTGTGTTATTGATTCCGCAAATACAGTAAGAAGAGGAATAACACCTTGATTCCAGGCTGATTGTTCTGCTTCTTGTAGATTTGAATAAGTACTGTTTTGTAGACCAGCAGAAAGATTTAATACTAAACAGTTTAGTCCAAGAGCTGATGTAATTCTTTCTTCAGGTGTATGTCTAATAACATCAAGAGCCATATCAGCAGGAGAGAAAGATACTTTTTCTACTTTAAATGGAGAACTCATAACAGCAATAGATCCGCTGTTATCTCCTGTAAATGAATCTTCTAATCTCTTCTTCATTGTTCGGAGATCATCATCATTTACATCAACAATATCATTATTAGCATCAGGACTTACTAAAAGTGATGGAAGACCACTGTTTTTCATTAATCCATAAGCTGTTGATGAAGCTTGATTGTCAGTAGCAATTTCTCTAAGACAAGCCATCAAAGGACTTCTACCAATTCTGAAGTCTAATGGATCTCTACCATAAGCAATTTGAATAATATCATCTAATGCGATATCATAAGGAATACCATCATTAACATATCTCCATTTAGTAAGAGCAGTAGTACCATCTCCAAAAGGTTGCATACTTTGAGCTGGAAGATATTGTAGACCAATAACTTCACCTTTAGCAGATGATCTAATCTTTCTAATATAACAGTTGCCATATAGTTTGTAATCAATAATTAAGTTAGACCAGAATCTTGTTGGAGCTAAACCTAACTGTGGATTTGCAAGTAAAGCAAGAATTGGATGATCTGGTATTTTTTCATACTCATCATTTTTATCTGATAATTGAAATACCATAGGAACAGCTTGAGAGAATGCTCTAATATAATAATCCATAGATATTGCTACTATGGAGTTGAGCATTAGATCACCAGTTACTGCTGTCCAATCTTTTAAAGATCCTGGTAATCTTCTTGATAAATATGCATAAAGATCTTGAGAACCAATACCAGTAAGGTATCCTTGATTTCTCATCGTAGTTTGAAGTGGTAGTAATGCAGTTGGATTGGAAGTTACTTTAGTTTCTGGCTTACGACCAAATAAGTTGTCAAAAATCCCCATAGTCTTTTAAATTCCTTGATTAATATCTAATTTATTATACGAGCTATCAAATTGCATAAAATCTTTTGCCTTTTTTAGTTATCTCATCAAAAGCATCAGACAAAGCATCCACTTGGTCATCATTTTTACCATAAGGAAACATTTCAAGCTCGTTGATTAAGTCTCTGTTCCAATCAGCTCTAACCATCTTTACGTTTCCAGCATTAACTTGAATGGCAAATGGTTCTGCTCTTGTTTCTTTATTACCTGATACTGGAAGACTAATAACTGTAAAGCCTGATAACATCTTGATAAAATAATGAGATAAAGACTTTCCTGCTGATCCTGGGTCTTGAGGAATCCTAATTCTTGTTTCCCTACCATCAAGCTCACTAATTTGTAATATTTTTGCATCTCTTTTATCAGTACCATCTTGAGATCTATAAACATCTAAAATCCAAACATTATCTTTTTCATCAAGTCCAAGTAAAATGCCAGTAGAGTAATCACCTTTACCAGATGATGCTGCCAAGTCATAAGCTCTTACCTTCTTAATTATTTTTTCTGGTGTATCTATTTTTATTCTATCAGGTTTAAACAATCCACCTTCTTTTGGAACTGGTCTACCTTGATATAAAGCAGAGAAACCAAACTCACCCATAACATCTTTAATAGCTAAATAATCTTCAGTAGTGTAGCGTTCTGGAAATATACTCTCATCAAGTTTTCTACCAAGAGGATCATTGTCAGGATCATCACAAATTGCAGGTATATTAATAACTGTAAATGTTTCATCAAGACTAATAGCATAAGCAATAGGATCATTTTCTGACCAACGAGTACCAACAAGTATCAAAGATCCACCAGGTTCAAGGCGGGAATATAAATCTTCCTTATAAAAATCTCTAAGTTTTTCAGTTATAGTAGCTGAGTTTGCCTGTTCTCTATTCTTAATTAAATCATCGCAAATTATAGTATTGTAACCCACACCAGTACGAGGATTGTTTACAGATCCAACATAGTAAACAGAACCATTATCAATCGACCATTCATCTATACTTTGATGGTTCTTTGACAATCCACATCTTTCACTCAAAATTGTCCTTGTTTTTCTACTAAAACGTCTACTGATACTCTGACTATACCCAGAGCATAAAACATTGCTATTTGATGCCTTTTCCAGCATAAAAGCAGCAAACCTACATAAGGTTTCACTCTTACCAGATCTTGGTGGTAGGGATATTGCTAATCTTTTAATTTCTCCATCAGCAACCTTTTGTAAATATTTGCAGATGAGTAGTATATGTGGAGAGTGTAAGTTCCAAGCTTTAGGACTTGTTTCTAAAAGGTATTTATGAAATTCATTTATCGGAGCTGTCAATTTCAAGGTATTGGAATTGATTTGATTGATATTGCTGTTCTTCCAATTGTCTGGCTTGTTGTAAATTGGAGCTTGCTTCGAGAATAGATATGGTCCAGTTTTCCATTGTCCGGTGTAATTCCGCAATGTCTCTACTGTTCTGTGATCGTATATATCCTTCCTCATTTGCTACCTTTGCTATTGTGTTCATTGCATTAAGATGAAGTAAAAGAGATTTAGCAATATATTCACCTATATTTTCTTGAACATCTAATATTGCTCCTCCAAACTTACCTTCTTTTATTTGTTCTTTTATTCGCCATATAGCAGATTTAGATACACCAGTAGCTTTTTGTACTTCTCCTAATGTTTTGCCTTGTAATAGGAGAGCAATAATTTCTGGTTTCTTCTCTTCAGTTTTACTCATCTTTTAATAAATCCAAAATCAAAGAGCTGTCAAACTTTTGTCTTAGCTTCTTAAATACTCCAATAAGTAAGTTCTCAGTGTCTAAGCCTAAAATCTTATCAATCTCTACCAAAGTGTGTATTTTGCTATCGTTTAAGCCGTATTTGAGTTGTAATGCTGTTTGTTCTTTTTCATTTAGTATAGACATCATATGATCAATCATAAGTTTAATATCTACTTTGTTTTGTTTTTTCTCTGATAAGTCATAAAGATCATCAAGATCTATCATTTGATATTTTTTTACTTCTAATGCTTGTCTTAAATGATGTAATTTATATCTGTCTGTTGTATGGTTTTCTAATTCTTCATCTGTTATATTTTCAAAAGGATCAATAGTGGAAACTCTTAATAAGGCAAGATTTATATGAGCTGGTATTCTTATCAAATTATTGTGTTGTTCTAATGCTCTTTTAATTCTTCCAATAATGTAATGAGTACAATAGGTTGAGAATTTAGTATTGTGGTTTATATCAAAATTATCAGCAGCAGAAATAATACCAGCAATAGCATACTGAACAAGATCCTCATAAGATATATTACTCCACCTATACTTTAAGGAATAATGATGAGCTGTTGAGATATTGTTATTTATAATCTCGTTTAAAGCTTTCTCTCTATCCCTTGTATTTAGTTTTGATAAAAGAAAAACCTCAAGATCAACTGTTATATTTGATTCTTGTTTATAGTAATAATAACTATTCCAGGTTTTTATTTTTCTCATAAATATAATCGATAAGTTCTCTTACTGGTGTATCTGTTGCTAATGCTATCTTCTTAAAAGTTTCAGGTCTTGGAATTACACGACCGGAAAACCATTTAGATACAAGAGGTTGAGATACTCCAAGTTTTTCTGCTAATTCACATTGTGTCAATTCAGTTATAAGTAAATCTTTCTTCTTCATCGTTAAAATACCTTCTTAGTTTTATTAAAAGAACAAGCATATACATTCAACATACCTTTGTCAATAAGTCTTTTTATTGATTCGTTTATGCTACAATTTTCAGAAGATAACCATTCAATAATTTCTTCCACTTCTAATAAGTCGTGATTTTCTTTACCAGCTGAAATATAAATTCTTAAGAAAGGCATTATAGTTTCAGTGTAACCTTCAAAATCATCATCAATATCTTCTTCATCCATAAATATATTATAACTTATTTTGTTATTTTAGTCAAGATTTACTTTATTGAATTCTCAATAGACATTTTTTGAAATCTTCTTTGTATAGTTCCCATTTTTACATTGTTGATTTCTGAAAGATCTTTTAATTTCCACAACTGTCCTTTATAGAAATATCCTTGTCTCTTATCAGTTGGGTTGTAATAAAGAAAAACCCATCCATTTTTATTTCTTATTTTATGAAGGTGTAATAAATCCATTGAAATTGCCATATTGAAGGCATTATTAGATTCAGTATATTCATTGCCTTCAATAGAGTCTAAAAGTGGAAGAATGATGCCATTTTCCATATGAATCATAATATGTGAAAGTAAATCCTTAGAAGTTTTTGGTGTGTTATCAAAACTCCATAGTAAACATTTAATTGCAGATATTAATTCTGAATAATCATTAATAGTTAGGATGTTAGGTTTTGTTTTTTTAATTTCTTTTTGATTCTTAATAGGATCTTCTAAAAATCCTAATGATGAAGAATGCTTTTCTTGTGATGATTTAGGAATTTCAATTGAGTTTTTTAATTTTCCATTTTCATCATATTTTTCAGGACGATGAAAATAATTATATAAATCTTCTATTTTTCCACGGAGCTTAATATCTTGTAAATTAAATTCATTATTATTAAGTTTAAATCTTTCTAAAACTAATTCTCTAAATTTAGGATTACTCCAATCTGTTCTGCTATTTAGAAAACTCTCTATTTTGTTTCGGATTTCCAAATTAACCATTTACATTTATCCTTTTTCTCTTATCTCTTATCTCTTATCTTTTAACAGAGCCATTTTAGGAGAGGAATTAAAAAGTTTTCTACTGTTTTCTACAAGTCATCTACAAAACTTTACACTTCATCTACAAAACTCTACAACCTATCTACAAAACTCTACAAGCTATCTACACTTTTCTACTGGCTCATTTTATAACTATTCCTATTATACACTAAAATAACCTTCTGTGGTATAATCCTATATGGCAAAAACACAAGAATCGATTGAGCATATTAAAGTTTTTGATTGGATAGTTGCAAATGAAACAGATCATCCAGTTTTAAAAACTATCTTTCATTGTCCATCAAGTTTCTTTGGAACTAACTTCGGTGTGATAATGTGGCTTAAAAAGTTAGGTTTTAGGCGTGGTATTTACGATCTAATAATACCAATAGCAAAACACGGATACAGTGGATATTGGATAGAATTTAAGGCTGAAAAGAAG